AGATATTTTGAATTTGGCTTTGTGGGAGATTTCCTACGTTTTGCGGCGCTACGGGTTGGGCGACCGGTGTGTCTCCGATCGCGACAGTACCCCCTGGTCCTGCCGTAACCGTGCCGGTAACCCTCGGCAGCACTGGCTTGGGCGGTCCTGGGGGTGGTGGTGGAGGAGGAGCTGGGGGTGGTCCTGGTGGGGCTCCTGGTGGCGTCGTGTCCAGCACGGTAGGCACATGCAGCTTGCCGTCCGGACCCAACCATTTATTAATAACATCTTGGTTTGATTCAACAAGATTAATAACAGAATCAAGTTTGGCCGGATCTTTTTGGAAAATTTGTTCTAGTGCGCCCTTTGGATCTCCCGCCTTAACAGCTTCTTGGAAGATATTCGCCGGGAAATACGCGTCGATAATCTTCTGTCGAAGATTAGGGTCTGCGATCTGATACTTATCAAACAAAGCCTGCAGCGCCCGTGTCGTTTGAGAGTAGGCTTCGTCAGGAGACGCAGTACCAGATTGAACAAGAGCAACACTATCTTGTCTTAATTGCTCGATCGTCTGCCCAAGTTCTCGACCATTCTTGGAGTTCTGATCGATGCGCCCATTGTTTTCAACTAGAGCGTTACCGGTCTTACCCAACAGATCAATGAACTTGGACTGATACCCAATCGCATCGTCAAGATCCTGGTTGTATTTTCTCAGAGGATCGTCATCAGGGATAGCGCCAAGTTGCTTCAGAGAGGCAATAAACGACTGTGCCTTGTCATCGGCAGTAGCAGTCGAATCGTGCATTTTATCGATTGCGTCTGTAAACGACTTGACCGCTGCACCACCGTTTTCGAACTGGTTGTGCATTTCGCGCAGGGTGTCAATAAGAGCTTGTGGTGCCTTCTTTTGCACCAGTGTTTGGACAAACTTATTGAATTCAGTTGTGGTACCTTGTATTGCCGAGGATGCCGTGTTCGAATCAATACCAAGCTTGGCTAGTGCGTCGGCAACAGTGCGTATACCTGCAGCACTTTGAATCCACGGGGCCGAAGGTGGAGCAAGATTAGCCAGGGTCTTACCGGCAGCCGACCCGGCTTGAATAGATCCGTCCAGTCCCGGATGAAGCTTTTGAAACTCTTCGCGAAGTTGCTTTATCTTGTCAATCGCGTCTTGAGAGTTACCAATATCGTGTAGTTTCTCAATAAGCTTATTGAAGGCCGCATCAGAGCCTCTTACGTCTAGTGAAAGCTCAGTGGACGTTTCACCTAAAAGCCTAAACGTCTCTTGAGTATTTTTGGCCTTTTGCGCAGCGTCATCTAAACCCTGGAGTTCCTCTGATCCTTTACCAAAAATACCAAGAAGCAGTGTTGATGGATCAACGTTTTGACCCCAACGGCTTGGATCAAAAATGTTTCTCACTTGATCCGTGAAGTGTCCAAGGAGACCCGGTGCTGACTGAGCCTGGGTCGACAAATCCGTCATCATTGTGTCGATGGCGTCTTTCATCGCAAAAGCGACGTTATGGCCTGCGATTCCACCGTCATCGGCAAAGGCTTGCTTAAGCTTGTCGACAGATTCTCTAGAATGATCCGCCGAGTCGGTAATAGCCTTGTGTGCGTTGTCGATCTCTTGTGCGCCCTGCTGATAAAGCGCCCATCCGGCCACTGCTGCAGCGATAGCCCCGGTCACAAGGCCAAAAGCAGCACCCATTCGAGACAAGCCAGAAACTATTCCATTGGCGACACGTTGCCCGATTCCACCGAAGTTCTCTAATGCTGCCGCAAGCCCAATAATCAAGCCTTGAATACCGGTAAATGCTCTGAAGGCACCGATAACAACGAAAGCAATGTCTTTTACGGTACCAAGTACGAATCCAACCGCTTTGAACGCACCGACGATTCCAAGGATGACACCGAGAATCGCGCCACCACCGAACGCGTTGAGAACACTAAGGAACTGTCCCAGCGCTTGAACGGCAAGGGTAATCGTGGAGATGAACCCGGCACTCGTTGCTTGAGCGAATTGGGCAATGAATCGAATGACTTGCCCCAAGGCCGGTGCCATCGATTGAAATGCAGTCACCAGTTGGTGGATTTTATCGGTTCCGATACTACGAACCGCTTCGCCGATCTGATGTAAAATTCCACCAGCAGCAGAATTTTTAACTTCATCGTTGAATCGGTGCATTGCTTCAGCAAAGTTCTTTAGGAAATTATCGCCAGTTCCCGTTTTGAACAGTGTCAGAAACGTCCACGTTGCCCTGATAGCATCTGCAATACCACTGGCAAGGTATTTGGCCGCTTGAACTGAATTATCCATCCATTGCATGAGCTGACCGGTTTGACGAGCATTAGCTGCCCATCGTGCAAAACCATCAGCAATGCCGTTCAAGTGCGCCACAGCGAAATCACGAATGAATTCAGAACCAACGATACCGATATCACGCAAAGCCGACAGCAACGGACGAATGTTTGTGGTCAAAACGTTCATCGTCTGCGCGGTATTGGCGAAAAGCTCTCTTACATCAGCGATTGTTTGACCCTGTTGGGCGAATCCAACAATTTCATCTTTTGCCAAACGCCATGAATTGGCGATCTGAACGCCACCGTCTTTCAGAACGGGAAGATATGTATCCGAAAGCGATCTAAGCTGATCTGCCAACCCAACGCTAAACGTCGCCCCAAGCGTATCGCTAAGCATCCTCCACTTAGGAACCAAATCCACAATCGCGTCCCCGACAGGACGAAGATAATCGGGAAGCTTACCTAAATCTTGAGCAACCTTAACAGCATCTTGGGAGTTAAGATCGGTGAAAAGACTACCAAGTTGCTTTTTCAAGTTCAACGCAATACCGATAACCGGTATCATCGCCGCACCAACGCTGGCAAAAGCACCCGGCAACACCAGTAACCCGCCAGCCAGTTGGCGAGCACCAGCGAGCAGGCCAACCAACAGATTCGATGTCAAGCGTAATGTGGCTGCTGCGGCTTGAGCCATTGCTGGGCCAAAAGCAGCGATTCCCACAACGACTGCTTTCAATACTCCTGGCATTTCTTTGAAAACATTAAGCAGCGGAGACAATCGGCTATGCAAACCGCTGACCCCGGCGTGCATGAGCGCCATTCCGGTGACAGTTCGTAAAATACTGGCCGGAATCTGATCTAAAGTGGATGAGAAGTCTTTGATTGGGCCTAAAACGCGTTTTAGAGCGCCCTCGAATCCGGCAATCGCAAATCCGCCGCCTTCAGCTCCCTTGACGACCTTGGCGAATAGGTTCGTTAACGGACCTGTTAGGTTTCCCAGCGCGATTCCAGCCAATGTCACCGCACGCATCGAACCGGCAAACCCGGCCATGCGTTGCTGCCACACCGGGGCATTGCGCATGACATTGTGCAATCCGAGCAGTCGAGTGACGACAACGCCCAAAACGGTGCTCGTAATACCGGCACGATTGATCGCACCAAGGAAGTTAGCGAAGCCACCACCAGATTTTTGAATGTCGTTGGTCGCTTTAGCGACTTGAGTTAGTGCAGGCCCGTATTTCATCGCCGCAGCGTGAGCGAACAGAAGTTGCTGTGTGGTGTTGCGAAGCGCGGTGCCCCAGTTTCGAGTCGATTCGGCGTTTTGTTTGCTGGAAACGTGAACGATCGTCGTCGTACGATTGTAGTTCTCAGCAGATCGCGAAGCTTGATCGAAGTCCTGACGAACAGCTTTTAATTCAGCCTCTATTCGATTCATGCTGGCTTGGAATGCGCCAACGTGACCGACTATGGTGTCAAGTGCTCGCTTGAATGTGTCAAGGGCGACATTAACGCTCTGTACTTGGGCGGAATCACCCTCAATACGGATTTTACCGTGGGCAGTGCCGAGATCATAATCAGGCACTAGAATCCCTTCTTTACGACGGTTGTTTCATCCTTTTCTTGGTTTTCCGCCGTATTCGCCGAATGTGCGCCGAATTCGTCAGGACTCTTGTACCGCTTCAACTCTGTCCCCAAGTACTTGCTCAGGATTCCCAGCCTCGCCGTCGCTGCTAGCCGGTCCGCGCTGGCTCCACTGCGACCCATCCGAGACGCTTGCTCCGCTTCGGCCATCTTCGATTCCACCATCCGGCCCCACCGGAACACTCCCCGGTTGAAGTAGAACCCCTTCGGTGTCCTCGGGTCGAACATCCACAGGTCGGTCGGGAGGCAATGGTACGTCTGTGACATTTGCCACGTCTCCCACACCAGCATTTTGTTCTGGGAGAAACGTCGCAAGTCCTTCAGCGTCGAAGATCACCCCGAACAGCTCCATTCGATCGCCGAAAGGAATCGAATCGACGTAAATTTGCCCCGGCTGGCGGGCTTGTTCGTGAAGCGGAACGTTTTGGATCTTGGGTTTGATAATCCCGCCGACACAAACGACGTTAATCATCTTTTCCATCTGTTCGAAATTACCGGATTTCATCACGGCATCGGAGATGGTTTGTTTGGTATCTTGCTCGACTTGTGGCTTCTCATCGGCCATCAGAGCCTTGCTCATGATGTCGAGTTCCTCAGCGATACCGAACTTGAGCAAATCGCCCATATCCAAGCGTCGAATCAAAACAGTCTGACCTGTGTTTTGCAACGTGTAGTCAAACGGCGTTTTGAATTCGCCACCGCGAGCCCACGCATCAGATAGTGCGTACTTGTCTTCCATTGTGACCCTCCTGGGGGTTCCTAGAACATATGGATTTGTGTGTTAAACGGTGACGCTGATTCCTGTGCAGTAATCGGAATCGACACCACCGACTGTGGCCGCAACTCGGAACCAATGCGTTCCTGTTGCCAGGCCCGTTTCGGTGACGTTTGCAACCGTAGACGTTGACGGTGTGCCAGCGCTCCACGTGCCGTCTTCGCCATCGGTGGAATCCGAACTGGTCTGAATCTTGTAACCGGTTGCACCGACCACCGGAATCCACGTCAACGGAAGCGAAATCGACGGAGAAGTTCCCGACTTCGTTCCCGCTGTCAGGCCAACCGGAATCGTCACCGGGTTAGGATCTGGCGTCAAGGTCAGATTCGAGCTGGTTTCACGGCGGAAGATCGAGTACAGAAGATCGTTGGTATCGTCCAGTAGAGGAAGACCGACGAATGGGATCTGGCTGGTCTGAAATGCGCCATCGACGAAGTTGGCTTGAATGTTTCCATTCGCACGGCACCGATAGACTCGAACAAGAACGTCACCGCCTGAATCGGAAATGATCTTCCCGTCAACGCGCCACCAAGGACGCTGCTGAGTGGAGCGCTTACGAATTTCGATGACGCGATTGGGTGTCAGACCCGATTCGATTACGTCACCGCCCGTGATCACGGCCCACGATTGGGTGTCGAGGCCACCGGCCTCAAGATCACCGTTGACCTGGGAGCCCTTACCGCGAGTCGTGACAACTTTGTCATCACCACGCAGTTCGGCAAATTCCTCGGCCTCGGTGAAGTTCAAGTGCTGCATGTACGGAAGGTCAACCGATACCGGTCCCAGAACCGTACCGCCTGCATCGGCGTACTGAGTCAGTTTGGCGTCACGAATGCCATAAGCAAGTCCTACCGGGACTGCTGCGGTCATATTTATTCTCCCTTATTACGGTCGCTTGAAACGGAATGTAGCGATCGGTGTAATTGTGCCATTTTCAGTTATCTTTTCGAGATCCCAACGATGTAGGACTACCTCGTTATGGATGCGACAAAAACGACTGTCGCACGTTGTCTCGAAAATCCCTGTCGAGTTTTCACTAACTACGCCGTGCTTTCGTGACGCGCACCGTATTTCGGGCACATTTACTTCTCTTCAGAACTGTCCGAACCATCATTGACGTATTCGAACTGCATGGGGAATTCCCCGGTCAAAAGATCTGCGGCTTCTTGAGACAAACCGCGTTTTCCGACCGGCAAAGTGAATTCGTTCTTGCGGAACGAAAATTCGACCGGCCCATGATCCACATCATGAGCAGCGAAGTCCTTGCGAGACAGCTTCACCACCGTGGCATAGCCATGTGCGGGGATAGCGCGCACCCGCTTGCCGGTGGTGTCATTGCGCAGCCGTGGGGACGTGTCGCGCTCGTCGGAGACCTCTTCGGGGGCAAGGTCAGCGCTCTCGGGAACCTCTTTGCGGGCGGGGGCTTGAGTCGCCTTGGCCGGGGCTGCCTTGGCCGGTGTCTCTGGCATGGTGAATCCTTTCGGGTGGTCGGTGCTATCGTAGCCAATCAGGCAGCGAATTCATCGGACAACACGCTGTATAGGGCATTGCGTGTCGCTGTCTTCCAGCCGGGGTCGATGGTGTTGCGCGAGCGCGCGTGACGGAAGACTTGGGCTAGCCTAATGCCGTCGTTGCCGGTCACTTGATCGACCGGAAGCAATAAATCATCGATTCGATTGAGAATCGTATTGATATGTCCATAATCACGCGTGTTATCCAGCGGCGTATGTACCCAAATTTGCATTGTCCTGGGTCCAAGATGCTGCTGCAGTTGTGTCTGAGTTTCTTGCATGTCGATTATGACGAAATATCCGGTATCAACTGGTCGTTGATCCACCGATTGCAGCTCATAAATGCGTCCGTTGGGCACTGTCGGCCCCAAAAGCGTTTGTAGAGTCGAATCGTTGGCCAATATCTCATAAATTGCCGAAGGCATCATGGGTTGCGTCTCCTATTTCGCTGTCCATAGGCTTTACGAGAGCGACGATTACCAGATTTGTTCGTCGTTTGTTTTGGTCTGGCCGTTTTTCGGGCTACCGGAGGGATTTCAACAACCGGAGGGCCAACATTGGGTGGTTTACCGTCCAAAATCCCTTGCATAGATTTCATCAAGTTTGCACCGATCGTTCTCATTGCTGGGCCAAGGATCTGAAAGCGCCCTGAGTTCGCGACCTCTAGCCAAATACCATACGAAACAGCGTTGATAACGGTTATTTCGTGTTGAGATCCTTGACTGGCAGCGATTGCAATCAAAGAGGCTCGCGCTGCTCCGGTGTCGTCGGTCCACGGGGCATTGATCTTCATCCACGCCGTGCCCCAATCGGCGAAATAGCTACAAACGAGACTAATCTGGTCATCCAGATTATTACTGACACGGTTTACGTTGCGTTTTAATTTGTCGTATTCGACAGTGTTGAATGTTACCGATGCTTTCATAACCGGCATTAGGCCACCGGCTTAGATCCGTAGCTCGTGCCGCCACACTTTACTTCGTATCCGTTGTATGGAAAGATATAATCGATCTCATTGTCCTGGTTGGTTTGCTCCCAATGATCACCAATTGCAACGATAGCGTCATAGCTTCCAACCAAGACAAAATCGAACCGACGCGTCGTACCCTCGATAGTAGAAATGATTCCCGTCGTGCCGCTCCAAATAACCTTAAACGTTTGTGAGACTCGCGGCGTTTGATCTGTTCTCGTCTTTGTTCCAGCAAGCCACGCATCCGTTCTAGGAATTAAAACGATATCCGTAGGATTCTGAGCGATAAATCGATCGGTATTCGCCCTTAGAATCGCCAATCCCGTAAGGCTGGCGGTCATGGCTAGATCCTAACGGCAGTGTGACTGGTAAACCGACGAACCAATTCGGTTCCCGCAGCGTTCATTTCCTTATCAACTTGGGTCTGCCACACCGTAACCATTTCGCGGGCATTGGCGTTCAATGCAGACAGGTTGCGTGAGGAACCCGATTCGTTCACATCGGTATAAAGCGCTGTCTTAGCAGCGATAGCCCGCCAGCCGGTTAGAATCGATTGGCTGATGGTCTGACCGCCGTCAAGCATCGCACCGATCAAAGTGTCGTCGAAACCGAATTCGGTGGGAGCTTCGTCGGGAAGCTGCGCCTTTACGGCGTCGATATCGGTTTGATTGGCCACTTACGCCTTGCCGTCTTTCTTGTCCTGCAAATGGATGGCAAGCCGGTCCTGCAAATCGGCCTTTTTGTCCTCAGAATCGTATTGTACGCCCTCTTTGTCAAGACGCTTTTTGAGGTCGGCAACCGTTTTGATTGAAGTGACCTCTTCGGCAACATCGTCATCGATATCGGAATCACCGTCATCTTGACCGATCCCGAATACCTCATGAACTGAATTGACCGGGAATGCTCCCGGTGTGTGACCGGCAGGACGAGGCTCGACCAGCACACCGTTTTCGCGATCGTAGGCGCGACCGGTGTTGTAGTCCAGCGTTGAATCCGGCAGCGGTGCGCCACCGGTATCGTAAACGGCTCGATCTCGTTCCTGAGTATCGTAGAACGGCGATTGTGCTGGGGCACCGGCCTTTTCGTGATCCTCCGGTTTGCGCTTGCCATCCTCACCGAAACGACGCTCGTTGGCGGGAATCAGATAAGCCCGTCCACGAGAACGAAGGTAGTCCTTATCCTCTTCTGACAGAGGCTTGTCTAGATCAACAAAGCGGCCCATTCCATTCCCTTTCTAGAATGAAAACCTGATCTAGTTTCGACCAGGAATCCTGACCTTTTTAGACGAGGAAGCCCCCGCCCTTCATGTACTGCGACGGGATATCGTAGTTGCCCGACGCCTTGACTTGCATGATCGCTGCACCGCCGCGCTGGCGCACACCAGTACCAAACGAGCGGGCGTAGAAACCATCGACCAGCGGATAACGCTGGTAGTTTCCGGCGATGATGCGAAGTCCCTGCATGGCCGGGTTAGCGTGCTCGCGCAAACCGACCGGGTTTGTCAGTGCGAACAGGCCACCAAAACCGATTCCGAGAAGATATCCCGGTGGGATGTAGTCCTCTTCCATGATTCGCCAGAATCCGTACGATCCGATGATGGGAAGCCCATCCCAAACGGCGTCAGGCTGAGCACCCAACAGACCCTCGGCGTTGGGAAGGATCATCGGGGGCTGAGACGGGGACGGAATGAAGTCGTATCCGGCTGTGATTCCGTTGTTGTTCACGATGCCACGGCGGAACTGACGAATCACATCGGTTTCAGCTTTGTTTGCAAGCAGCAAGAAGTTCGTTCCGGCCTGCGGGTTGTAGCCGTGCTCTGCGATCAGTTCAAGCAAGTCATCGAGATCAGAGGAGTCTACAACCGAATTGGAGCTGATCACGTAGTGATTGTGCGTCGAATCGAACGTGTGCGTCTTGAACGGCGGGGGAGCAACACCGTCGCCGTTGTAGAGCGGATACACGTTGTAGGGGTGGTTACGGATGTTAGCCCGACGCGTACGATTGTCAAACAGCGCTTCGAGAACTTTGCGGAAAACAAGTCGCTTGTCAGCCCACAGAACGGCGTTGTGGATCGCATCGATCTGGCGCGAATCGGCGTCGGCAAGGAACATCCACGTGTAAGCGTTTCGCTTGTCGTAGTGACGCAGATCGTAGCCCATTTGGAAGACTTCGATCGGCATACCGGCACCGCGAGGAACGCCCATTTCGGTGGCTTCCTCGAAACTCATTTCACCGATCTGCACAACCGGTTCGATCGGAATCGTAACCGGATACGTCAGAACTTGGATGAGCCGATCCATCGCTTCGTTGTAGATCGCGATCGACTCAGCGAAAGCATTCCACAACGCGTTCAGATCGATACCGTCAGCGGTTACG